CTGTGGCCGGGCATGAAGATCGGCCAGATGGTGTTCCACCAGATGGCCGCCACGCCCCAGCGCAGCTACGCGGTCGTTGGCCGCTACAACGGGGACACCACCATGCAGGGGAGCAGGGGATGACCGTCTCAGATCCGATCGTGGCGCAGATGCTGGCTGAGTTCGATGCCGGCCACGCCAGCGCCGCGCATGGGATCGCTCGCGTGCTGCTGTTGATTGCCGACACCTACCGCGACCCGAACAGCTGGGACGTGGTGTCCCGCCAGACTCTGCGTGATCTGGCAGCACGGTTGACGGCATGACCCAGGTGCTCGATCGCATCGAACGCGACGGCGGCACCATCGAGGTGCTGCAGGGCCAGCGGGGGGAGATCTATCACCGCGCCTGCGCACATGGATACTGCCGCTACTGCGAGGACCGGTGGCAGGCGGAGCTCTACCTGGATCAGCTGCTGGCGCGTTGATCGGCGAGGAGCTCTGCCGCGATGCGGTGGTGTTCGGCAGTTGGCGCCTGGACATGCCCGAGGCTGAGCAGATCTGACTCCACCTCAGCCATCTGGTTCACCAGCTGGTTGGAGATGTTGGCGGACTGCATCGCGAAGCGAAGGAGACTGCAGGCCAGGGTCTTCAGTTCCTCGATGTTGTCAGTGTCTATGATATGTCTGCAGCCTTTCTCAATCTCGAACTGATCCGACAGCGGAATCTCGAAATCAATCCAGAACATGAACTCAGATCAGGGGATGACTTACTGTAGATCGGTGGATCAGTGGGTCAACCCGGCGGGTGACATCGCCGGGTTTTCTTTTGCGGCGGTGCTGGCCCTGCGCCATCGCGTGCCCGATGGCACGCTGCTCGACGCCGTGGAGCTGGCCCAGCTGCTCCCGGAGCGGCCCTGTCGGATGCGGCGCGCTGACCTGGAGGGCCACTGGCAGCTGACTCAGCCGGCGCTGCATCGACGCCTGCGCCGCCTGCAACGCGCCGGCCTGCTCGACTACGAGACCGAGCACGGCACGATCTGGATCAACCGCCTGGGGGCTGTGTGAAGAATTGCAACACGACCCGGTGCATGGGCAGGGCCAGGGTGCATGATGTGCACAGGGCAGCGATGCCCTTCACCCCGCACCTTGAAAAATGAAACTGTCAGAGAAGCTCGCCCAGCTGATCGCTGAGCTTGAGGAATCCGATCGCCGCTTCCGCCAGGAAGTGGATGGCCTGATCAATCGATGCTCTGCTCAGCGCCTGCAGTGAGCTGGAGGACTCGCTGGACATGTGAGCACCGGGGCCCTGCGGGGCCCCTTTTTTGTGCCTGCTTGATTGTGAAGAGTTGTGACACGAACGGTGCATGGCGCCGACGCGGGCGCATACTGATCTCAGGGGCAGGACCCCAGCACATAGAAATAGCGGCTTCGGCCGAGCGGGCAGTCAGTCCCGATCCCGGTGGTGGTCCCGATCCCTGGCACCCCACTGAGTCCGCCAGGACTCACCACACACCGGAGATCACCATGGACGACGAGACCCGCGCCCTCCTCGCCGAGATCGAGGCGGATCGCCAGCAGACCGCTCAGGTCATCGCTGAGATCGACGCCGCGCTCAAGGCGTACGGACGCTCGATTGAGCGTGGGCTGGCACTGGCCGCAGAGATGCGGGACGTGGCCGCCATGCTCGAAGAGTGGTTCGTCTGAGGGAACCGCCCCGGGCAACCGGGGCATTGACTCCACCGCCCTCAGGGCCCGCAGAACACGTTGGGTGATCCAGCCTCCACGCTGGTGCAGCCGCTGATCGCATCACCCACGCGGCCCGCGCCCTTGCCGTTCACGAACACGCTGGTGCTGCCCACCGCCCGGACCATGCCGGAGCAGTGCGGCACGTCCGCATCACCGATCCTGGTTGCTGCTGGCACGCTCGATCTCCATCAACTGCTGCAGCCGGCTGTTCCACAGCGCCGCCTCGGCGTGCTGCTCCGGCGTGTGTGGCGCCGGCGGGATGTCCGGCTCGAACCGCACGACGTGATCGAAGGCGGCCGGCAGATCCTCCCATCGCTGGTAGGACCGCAGCACACCGCCGACGATCAGATCGAACCGGCCCTGGCGGTAGGTCATGACGGCGGCCAGAGCTCGCGTGGATCCTTGCCGGTCGCCATCATCCGGCTCAGCCGCTCCGCCCGCTGGCCCACCTGCTTCGCCCAACGCGAGTCGAGCATCATCGTGGCCGCGGCCTGGTAGTCGCCGGCCTGGATCGCGCCCAATGTCCGCTTGAACGCCAGCAGCCCGACGATGCCCAGGTTGAAGGACATGTCCAGCAGTACGCGCTGGCGCACCTCATCCAGCGTCGCCACCCACGGCAGCGCATGCTGCAGCTCTCGCTCCATTGCCGCGATGTCATTGGCCAGCAGCATGGCGGACTCCTCGGCGCTGATGCCACGGTCCTCCAGGTTGCGGCCTACGCCGATCGTCAGCTTGCCGGCGGTGCAGCGGTAGGGCTTGAGGCGCTCGCCCTCGTGGAGACGAAGCTGCCTCACCATCGCGTCGCGATCAATCATCGACGGGGGAACGCAAGACGCAGCGCCTGCAGACCAAGCTGGATCAGGCTATTGGCGCGCAGCGGCGACAGGCCGATAATCTCACTGGCCGCGGCAACGGCAATCGCGATGATCGCAGCGGTGTTCGCATCCATGGTGATTCTCCAGTTTGTGTTCAGCCTAAGGCTTCGCCAGGATCGCCCAGCCGGTGCCAGGCCCTTCCACCATCCAACGCGGGCCGAGGTTCTTCCTGCTGTAGCGCAGTCGGGCGCCCCAGTTGTTGACATAGACGCCGGCTACTAGGTCAAGGTCACCGAACGGATCGTGCACGAGCAGTGCATCGTCGCTGTAACCGATCGCGCAGATCCAATGGCCGCCACCCACCGGCGCTGAGACGGGGCCCTTGTGCAGGATGCCGAGCGGCACCGGGATGCCCCGGTCGATCTGCCCGGTGATCGTCGCCCAGTTGGCGGCATGGGTGAGGCTGGCCTCCACGCCGAACGACTGAAGCGCCTTCAACTGGCTCACGCTGTCGGTGGTGTCGCCGTAGCGCAGCACCCGACCCAAATATGCGTCATCGCCATTTGGGCCACGCAAGGTGCCTGGCTTCAGCGTCTCCAGCAGCATCGCGCAGGAACTGCTGAAGCACATCCTCAGCGCGTGCTGTGTGCTGCTGTCGCGCTGAGAGTAGTAAGGCACCTGCAGCGGATTGCTCAGACTGCGCGGCTCTGATTGCTTGCCCGATGCCTTCCATGTTTCATACCATGCCGCATCATCTTTCTTGAGGCTGGCCGGTACCGCTTCCCACAGCTGCTGCACTGCTGCGCGCTGATGCGGTAGTCCTTTCCAATGCTCAAAGAACGGGATGGGATCGTTGATCATCGCCGTTCACCTAGTGCACGCAGAACACCAACTTGCACGCGTAGGTTGTTGAGCTCAGTTCGCACTAGCTCGATTCTTTCGTTCTGCTGATTGTCAGACTTAACCAGTGCTTGGATCTGAGTCTGTATCACGTCCATGCCAGCCCATACCCTGATGGCGGTGCCGACGATGGCGATCATGCCGGCGGCCACCATTGCAGGAATAGCCTCCTCTAGCTGGCGGCCCACGCTTTTGGATTCAGGTGGTGATGCCATAGCTAGAAGCCGAGGAGCGAAGAAACCGTGACTGATCGTTGTCATGGTAGGACACAGCTAGGACGGGCCACGGCTGTGACCAGCTGGACCCTAGACCTAGCTTATACAGCCGTCAGCTTCCTTGACCGCGCAGCAGCTTGCGCGTACCTCGTGGGCGGCTGCGCTTAGATTGTCCCTGCCGCGTGCGTTTTGGTTTGCCCGGCTGATGTTCAATGCGCCCGAGGGCGCCGCTTTTGCTGCGTACGGTCATTGGTCAAGTGGCTCTGGTGCGTCGGTGTTAGCGCTGATGTCGTGTTGCTGCTGCTGATCTAGATCGTCGGGCGTTAGCTCAATGATGCGCTGCTCACCAGTTTGGACATTGACTTCAACTCTGTGCATGATCAACCCTCATAGAGAATGTTGATGGTGCCGGCGTCGAATGTATCGGTGCCGTTAGACGTAGTGATGCGCACCTGAGTGAGTGCGGTAGTGAGCGACAACGAACCAGCAACGGTGAACGTAGCAGCTGTGGCCAATGAAAACACACCAGAGGCAACCCATACGTTGCCGGTAATGTTGGTGAACGTAATGCCGCCCGTGAATGCGTTAGCAGCAGCTGGCGAGTTGTGATAGATGTCAAAGCCGGCTGTCTGAGCTACTGATACGGCACCTGCTGCGGCAATGATTGACCCAGCGCCTGAATAGCCGCTTGTGGCGATCGTTGAGTCGCCAAGCCGGAAGCGTACCAATGTTGTCCCGGTGCTTGGCGAAACACCACTTATAGACAGTCCGTTCAACATCACAGTTACACGCTTCACCCAGCTCGGAATGCTTGCGAAGTCAACCGATGTGCCAGACGCTGTTGCGACGGTAGAACGCCTGATAACTCCTGTAATCCCATCAGCGCCAAACTCACCAACTTTAACGCCACCTGCCGCAATGCCAAGCGTATCAGCACTGACGCGATAAAAGCCTGTATTGGTATCAGTGCCGAATGTCAGTGATGGTGCAGCAGCTGTGCCATCGGCAATCTCAGCGACGCCATTGGTTACCTTTAATGTTCCATCAACGCCAACAGAATCAGCGCTGGCATCGACTAGGAGCAGATTTGGGCGCGTGTCGCCTTCAACCCTGAAGTCGTAGTTCTCACCGCTATCGTTGAAGACAACCTCAGACGTGCCCCATTCAACACGCTCAACGCCAGCAGTAGCGATGTTGACCTGATCGGTGCCAGCGCTGAACAGTCCCGTGTCAGTGCCGGAATCCTTGAAATACAGCGATGGAGCTGCTGCTGTCCCATTCTCAAGCGCAATCGTTGACCATTCGCCGTCCAGCTGGTACAGCGTGATCCATGCGCTGTTTGCGCCATTGCGGATCTTGAATAGGCCGGCAGTAGTGTCAGCCCATGGCATGTACGCGTAGGTCGTCGCCGGTGCAGTGGCGCCGCTGTTGTTGCTGACGATTGCTGCCAGCGCATTGTTCAGGTCAGCCCTGAACCCAGCGCCAGACTGGTTAGCAATGATGTAGTCATGCTGAGCCATTAGACAATCTCCCGGCCGAAGCCAACAGCGGAATAGGTGAAGTTGCGGCTAACCATAGTGGCCGCCGCATTGTAGAAGGTGATCGTGAAGCCGCTGCGCGACATGGCGGTAATGGAGTAGTAGTCTCCGGTGCCCATATTGTAGGCCGTGACTCCAATCGTAGGAGCTGCATAAAACGGCTCGGCAAAGGCGACGCCATAGGAAGCGGCGCCGCTGGTTAATGGTCCAGCCGTCGCCACTCGCTGTTCAAGCTCGATCTCACAGCCCAGCTCATCAATCAGGATATTCTGATCAGCGCTGAGCGTCGTAGCTTCAGTCTTGAACTGGAATGCTCGCCCGCGTTTTGTGGCGTTAGCAAACTCCACCCAATCGCTCCACGTTGGCGTCCCTGATGGATCATCGTTTGTGCTGCGCACATAAAGCGCTGCGCTCACATAATCTGGCTCAGTCGTAGCACCGAATACATCGCTCCAGCTGTCAACATCAGACACCATGCTGTCAATCAGCTCATTTAACAGCAGCGCCCTGGTGACGAAGTAGCGCCGCATATTGACGTCATAGATACCTCCCATGTCGGGAGTGCTGGCGAATTGATACGACCCGGAACCCGCAAAGCTCTCACCGTCAATGGATGCCAGCGCGTCGAAATCGCCATCAGTCGCGAGGTCATCAATCAAGACGCCAAGCGACAGCATCAGCGCGTCATATTCTGCGCTGTAGATCATGTCAGTGCCGACGCCAGGAAAGGGCGTTGCTTCCTGATCTTCTCTGTAGCTCTGCACTAGCAGACGCGGCTGAGGTGTCGGCAGCGTCGTTACTGCAGATGCGGCATCAACTGATCGGTGCCCAGTGTCATCCTCGAACTTGATCAGATAGGTGCCACTGAGCAGCGGAACTTGCTTCTGAGTCTGGCTGCCAGCTGCTGCTGCGACGATCTCCTGCGAGTCCTGCCACAGTGCGCCTGTCATTGCTGGGCTGTGGCGGATCAGCACCTTGCCGCCGAGTAACACATCGAGGTCTGTTGCTCGTGTCCAGCTGAGGATTGCGCTGGCCTGGTCAATAGGGATCAGGCTGATTCCGGCCGGTGTTTCTGGCGCGGCAGTCTTGCCCTGCGCTTCAAACAGCGGGATCTCAGCCGCTGCAGTAGATGATCTCAGGTTGGCTTTGTTGACCGAAAAGACTTTGATGCTGTAGCGGCCAGATTGCGAGTCAAGGATCTCGTAATCAGGGCCCGGTGTTGTGATCGTTGACCAGTTGCCGTCGCCATAACGCCACATCACGCGATACTGGCCAATGCCTACAACAGGCTGCCATCTCACGATGATCTTGGAGCTTGCTCTGCCGTTGCTGTCATACAACACTTCCTCAGCTGTGATCGCAGCCGGTGGATCAGGAATGACGGTTAGCGGCGATGTATTGCGCGGCTCAAGATTCAACCCCTGCTCAACGTGCGCGTACTTCGATGCGTCATAGGAAATCGCAGAGATGGAGTACCTGACTCCATCTTCTTCCTGAACGCCTAAGACACGCCATGTACTTGGCTGCAGGTCTGGTGTCTCATAAATCCAGATGCTGTTCACGTTCGGCGTCACGCTGAACGCTGCTGATACTGTGATCACACCAGACGCAATGCTTGTGACGGTTCGTTTCTCGGCAACGCCAGTCGGCAGGATGACAGAGAGAGTCGAGCCTGTTACATAGGTCAGGCCGGTTGCACTGTCTACTGTGATTGTTGTTGATGTCGCGGCACTGATCCGACCGCTTCGCCGGTCAGATGATCGCAGTGTGTCCGATATTGAAATAACGTGCCCAGGTCGGACCATAACGCCGGCTTCAATGCCGACCGAGAATGAAACGACCTCGCCTTCATTCCACTCAGAATACAGAATCCACTCGCCCACGCGGCGCGCCTGCCCTCTGCTGGTACAGGCGAAGCCTTCTATCTCGCGTGTGATGGCGCCATAGATTGCGACGCGTTCCTGATCTTCTACTGACTCATAAGCCCTGTCCCTGGCGTTGATGTCAAACCATGAAACCAGCACAACAGTAGGCCTGTTTTTTAGGCTGCTGCTGGCGTAGTCAAAAATGCCATCTATTACGTTGGCGTTGCTGAAGAGATATACGGGATCAGATGGTGCATCCTGCGATACGGTGACAGATCCAGCTGCCCAAAATGGCATCGCACGGAATACCGATGCCATGCTGTTAATCAGCTTATACGCCTCTTCTGGTGTTTGGATGTTGATGTTGCAGGAGAAGCGGGGCTCCTTGCCGCCGTAGCCATTGTCTACCAGCTCGCTGCAGTATTGACTGGCAGCATAGAAGGCGAACTTATCGAGACGGCTTGCATTGCCATTGAAACTAGATTGCTCCGATGGCGTCAGAATCTGACTGCCGAATCCGTAGCGCGTTGACGTAAGCAAATCCCATAAGCACCATGCTGGGTCATTCGTCCATTGAGCAGCGGCAAAGGTTCCATTCCATACACCTGCGTACGTCAATCTGCCGGTCGCTGAATCGACGGTTGCATTGCTGGGAATGCGCACCTTGATTCCGCGCACGTGGTATGCGCGAGAGGGAATGTTGCTGAACTGCTGCGCGTCGATGCGCCAGGCGATGAGCGCAGAGTTTGGGTAACGCAACCGCGCACGTGTGATCTCTGTATAGCTTGACCAGATGATCTCATTGTTAAGCTTTGCACTTGCGCTGTCTGACGTGACGCGAACAACACGGATCTCAACAGGGAACTGCCCGCTCAGTTCTACGAGATAGTCTCGCTGATACAGGTCGGCGGTTCTGCCGCTGATCGTGTTGTCGATTACGACATTGAACCCAGCTCCGTTGTATTGCGTCAGGATCTGCAGTCGCACTGATGCGCCAATGACGTCGCCCTTCTCTGTCAGTTCTTGCAGCGCCTGGGTTGAGATCGTGACGCGCACAGCGTCAACCGTGCGATCAGTGATCGTGCGCGTAACTGGCGAAGCCTGAACAACGGTGACATTGACAGGGACAGTGCTCTGTGCATCAGGCGCAAATGGCACTGCAGCTTGATCCTGTGTGCCATTGCGTGTGACGACTTCTGCGTTCTTGAAGTTATAGGTTCCGTCCTTGTTCTGCAGCTGTGTGTCTTCTAAGTAGATTGACTTATAGCCATCAACTAAGCCTTGTATCTCGCCCTCGCTGATGACATCTACGATTGTTGCGTACTGCGTTGAATCCAGGCTATCAGGCGCCTCAGATGGCACATACTGCTGCGCCGTTCCGCCACCCTTGCCGCTACTGCTGCCACCGCCGGAGCCTATTAAGTAAGTCATCCTTTCACCTGAACAGTGTCAATACCACCAGAGACGACCACGCTACCTACAATCATTTCACCGTAGACAATCGGCACCGGCACACCTTGCCGTGATGATTGCTGCAGCCCGGTAAAGCTATAGCTTCGCCGTGGATCATCTTGTGAGTCAGTGCCGGTCAGATTGAGCTGAGGTATTGGGGTGAGTAGCTGCGCAACGCCACCAATCGTCAGCGATACGCCGAGGCCGGCAACCAGTAACTTGAGTGATGTGCCGAGCACCATTGCAGCAGGTCCGATAAAGGCTTACGCAACAACAAGCGCAATACCTGCGATGATCTTGCCAGCGCCACCGGCGCCACTGACGACAGGGATAATGCTGATGTCTTGCTGACCGGCCGGATGATGCAACTCCTGTTCTTCAATGTCATAACGGCCAACACTGACCCTGTAGTGACCTTGAGCTATTACAGGTTCCAGCTTCGGAAAGTTGGCCAGCAAGAACCGCACGGCCTCGGCGGCAGTCGCCACGTCAGCCTCAAACACGCGCTGCCCTAACTGCTTCGCCAGCTTGCCGTAGACGCGGATCTTGCGCAGCATCATTTCAGCTGTAGCCTCTCAGCATCGTAATGGCGCAGCCGACGGCCGGTGCATTTCTGCAACCAACCGCCGTAGAGATCACGCCCGCTCAGACGATCGCGCAAATGGTGCAGCAGCTGCTGATCGCCCAGGTAGACGCCGCAATGATTGAGGCCAGCGCTGCCGATGCTCATCAGCAGGAAGTCGCCAGCGCGCAGACTCTCTTCGTCGTCCAGCTCGCGGAACCCAGCTTCTCGCCAGCAGCGGTCAAACATCGGATCAACCTCAAACTGCTGAAACGTCAGAGGGCGCTCCCAGTCGCGTAGCTGCAGGCCATGCTGCCCGTACCAGTCGCGAGCCAGTGTCCAGCAGTCGGCCACGCCCCACACCCACTGGCGCCCGATCAATGGGGGCTCGTAGCCGGTTGGCGGGAATGGCCCGCCCCATGATTCCAGCACCGGGTTCACGATCCACCAGGGCACGTCCTGCCGTTCAATCGCGATCAGGTCGCTCTGGCTCGGCTCTGGCGGCGTGGCCGGATGCGAGTGGACAACCGCCAGGATCTCCCCGGCATCCTCAGCCGCTGCGTAGTCATCTGGGTGCAGTATGAACTGATCCGCTGGATTGTCGGCCATGTTGCGGCACGGCCTGTAATGCTCGCGGCCCTTGATCAGCACAACCAACCCGCAGGATTCGCGAGGGTGAGATTCCTTCGAGTGAATCAGCGCGTCAACCTGCCAGCGCATCATGAGCCATACACTCCGATGCCTGGGAATCCGCCATAGGGCAGACCGATAACGTTAGGGCTACGAAATGTGTAGATCGGGCTAGCAGTGAATGAGTATGTCGCGGATGAATAGGCGGCACCGTAGTAGAAGCTATAAGTGCCAGACCCGGCGCCAGCGTAGTTAACAAGTGCCAGGAATGGATACGGGCCAAACTGTGAGCGCCACGCTGTAACCTCTGTGTAGACACCTGATGGCAATCCTGGCCCCGTCACCCACATAGGCGAGGTTAGGTAAATGCCATCCAGATCAGGCAACTGCACTGCGTTACCGCTAGTTGTCGCGCCGAGTGCTCCATTCTTCGTTCCAGCCAGCGTGTAGTTCACGTCTGCCGCTTGACTCAGCGTCAGCGTTGTTCCGGCAATGCCTGTAATGGTCGTGCCGGCTTTGATTCCTGGCCCACTGATCGGCATTCCCTTGGCAAGGTTGCTGGCGCTGCTTACAACAATCGTCGTCAGATTGCTCTGTATTGTGCCGGTGCGCGTCTCGGTCATGTTCGCCGTTGCCGCTGCGCTCATCGTGACAATCGTTCCGGCAGTGCTGACGCTGGCCACGGTCGCACCGGTTGCAATGCCGTGGCCGAATATCGGCGTTCCAGCTGCTGCACTCACCGGCTCCTGCACTGTTAGCGTTGTGCTACCACTCGTGACAGATCCGATGCGAGTGAAGGGGTTGAATCGTGTTTCGCAACTGATCAGCCGCTTGCCGCAAACATCCTGAGCCAGGGTTGTTACTGGCTGATCGTTCTTGTCGTAATAGTCAGCACCCGTATAACCGCATTCAGCAGAGGGATACTCCCAAGAACATACGTCTGCTAGGCATTGGCGTTTCGGCGCACGGACGCCCATAAGGTCAAATGCAGCTGCCAGCTCA